AGTGTTTCGAGTTTTTCAGTAAACAAAAACCAATATACTGCTAATAGTACCACAAATGAATTTATAGTTTATGAGTAATATACACGTTTTAGAATTAAGTTCTTATACAACGCCCGTAATTCAAGAGTCGAAAAGAGACGCTTGGGTTGAGTTTGGCGAAGATAATAATTACTTTCAGTTTATTATAGATAGGTACGTTAATTCGACAACTAATAGCTCTGTAATTAACAATGTAAGTCGTTTAATTTACGGACGTGGGTTAAGTGCGTTAGATGCAAGTAAAAAGCCTAACGAGTACGCTCAAATGATGGCTTTATTTCATGCTGATTGTATTCGTAAAATAGTACTGGATAGAAAAATGTTCGGACAGTTTGCAATGCAAATACACTATTCACAAGACCACAAAAGAATTTTAAAAGCATATCATATACCCGTGAATTTATTACGCGCGGAAAAGTGCAATAAAGACGGAGAAATAGAAGGTTATTATTATTCAGATAATTGGTTAGACGTTAAGAAATACGCTCCTAAAAGAATACCAGCTTTCGGATATTCAAATGAACAAATAGAGATACTTTATTCTAAGCCGTATGCGGTAGGAATGAAATACTACGCTTTACCTGATTACCAAGGTGGTTTACCTTATGCAAAGTTAGAAGAAGAAATTGCTGATTACCTAATTAACGAAGTTCAAAAAGGCTTCGCTGGACGGGTTGTAATTAACTTTAATAACGGCGTTCCAACTGAAGAACAACAACAAATTATTACGGGAAAAGTAAAAAGCCAATTAACTGGGCCGCGTGGCGAAAAGGTTATTATAGGATTTAATAATAACCAAGAAAGCAAAACAACGGTTGACACAATGCCTGTTAACGATGCTCCAGATTTGTATAATTCATTAAGTGAGGAATGCGTAAAGAAAATTATGTTAGCGCATAACGTTACTTCGCCACTTCTTTTTGGTTTAGGTTCTGCTAATGGTTTTAGTTCAAACGCCGATGAATTAAAAAACGCTTCTATTTTGTTTGACAATATGGTTATTAAACCTATTCAAGACCAAATAATAGATGCCTTTGATAAAATTTTAGCCTTTAACGGTGTTTCTTTAAAATTATTCTTTAAAACATTACAACCTTTAGAGTTTGTTGATTTAGAAAACGCACAAAACGAAGAACAAGTTGCTGAAGAAACAGGAACGGAATTAAGCAAAGTAAACACGGAATTAGAAGAAATATTAAACGAAGTTGATGCCAACCAATTAGGCGAAGGCTGGGTAATGGTAGACGAACGAGAAGCTTCAGAAAATGACGAAGAATTAGATTCGCAATTAATTAAAGCTGAATTAGATTTAGAGCCTAAAACAACGCTTTTAAGCCGCTTAATTAACCTTGTTCAAACTGGCAACCCTCAACCCGATAAAAAGAGCGCACAAGATAAAAAAGTAGGAGATTTAAAATACTTTAAAGTTCGTTATAAATACACGGGAAATAAAGCACCCGACCGTGACTTTTGTAAAGCAATGATGTCAAAAGAAAATAGGTTATTTAGAAAAGAAGATATTGATGCAATGAGTAGAAGGGCGGTTAATCCTGGTTTTGGCGAAGGCGGTGCAAATACGTACGATATATTTCGTTTTAAAGGCGGCGCACGATGTCACCACAAATTTTCAAGGGTAACTTTTATGTTAGATTTAAACGCTATTGAAAAAGGTTATTCTGAAATAGGAACAAGAGCAGCAGAAATTAAAGGATATAAAGTAACAAACCCTTACGAAGTTTCAATATACCCTAATAATTTACCTTTAAAAGGGTTTAGCCCGCGAAATAAAAATTTACCTTCAGACGTAATATAAAATGGCAGAAGCACTACTCATAACACGACAAGACGTTGTTAAATTCACTGCAATGAATGGCAACGTAGACACGGACAATTTTATTCAGTACGTCAAAATAGCGCAAGACATTCACATACAAAATTACTTGGGTACTGATTTACTTGAAAAATTAAAGTCTGAAATTATTTTAGCGGCTTCAGGAATACCGACAGCAATTACAATAAGCAACCAAGGGACGGGATATACTACGGGAACGGCTATAAATACAACAAGCACAACGGGAACTGGCTTAAAATTAAATATTACGGCGGCTGGTGGTTTAATTACTGCGGCTACAATTAACACGGCTGGCACTGGTTACACGGTAGGAAGTACGGCAACGGTAACAGGCGGCACAAATGGAGCGGTTACAATAAGTTCAATTTACACAATACCAACTGATTACAATAATCTTTTAGTTAACTATGTAAAACAAATGCTTATACACTGGGCAATGGTTGAATATTTACCATTTGCAGCTTATACAATAGCGAACAAAGGGGTATATAAACACAATTCGGAAAACGCTACTAATGTAGAAAAGGTAGAAATTGATTTCTTAATAGAAAAAGAGCGTTCTATTGCACAACACTATACTGAAAGGTTTATTGATTATATATCATTTAACAACGATTTATTTCCTGAATACAATAGTAATTCAAACGGGGATATGTATCCAGATACAAACAATAATTACACTGGCTGGTATTTATGAAGAACTACAAACCAAAAGACGAAAATATAAAGAAATTATTAACGTATTTAAGTAAGCAAAATGGCAAACGTAAAGATAAGTCAATTAACGGCAAAGGGAAGTAATATAGTTGCTACCGATCGTTTTGCAATTGCACAAGACGATGGAGGTGGTACGTTTTCAAGTAAGTATGTAACGGGCGCTCAAGTATTCAACAAGACAATGGTTACTTATTCGGCTTCGTTAAACAACTTAACTTTATCGGATGCTAATAAAATTATAAAAACGGATCGCGGTACGGCTAACGATTTACGCATTCCGTTAAATTCAAGCCATGCGTTTCCAATAGGTACGGAAATGATTATATTTCAACATGGTGCGGGGCAAACAACTATTGCTGGAACTGCTGGAGTTACATTACATTCAACAGGCGGTAAAACTAAAACAACGGGACAATATTCGGTTGCAACGTTAATAAAGGTAGGTACTGATGAATGGCTTTTATTTGGAGATATAACAACTTAAACAAAGACGAATGGCAAATACAAACGGTTGGGGTGACGGTGCGGCAAATAATACAATAAGTTGGGGGCAAGGTGCAAACAACGCTATTGGTTGGGGTGACATTCACGCTGATAGCTGGGCGGGTTTAACTGATATTGTAGGAATTACAACAGACCCCGATGCGCAAGCATTCATTACAGCGGCTGCAATAACAGACCCTACACAACAAGCGGCAATCAATACTTTGGTAGTTGACTTGAAAGGGTATTCTATATGGACTAAGTTTTCAGCTTTGTACCCTTTTGTAGGTGGGACTGCTTCAACTCACAAGTTTAATTTAAAAAATCCTTTAGATACGGATGCAGCGTTTAGGTTGGTGTTTAATGGAGGTGTAACTCATAATTCAAATGGTGTAACAGGAAATGGAACTAATGGATATGCAAATACATTTTTAAATGAGCAATCTATACTTTCATTAAATAGTAAAAATATATCATTATATGTACGAAATAATGTTACAACAAGTAATGTTACTCAAATGGGTATTTTTATTACTGCTGCTTCAAGATTTATATTAAATTTTGGTAATTCATTAAATTACTCCACATTAGGAGGAGGACAAGTTGACCATTCATTAAATTACCCAGTCAAAGGTTTTGTTTGTATGTCAAGGACAAATTCCTCAAATTTTAAGTATTATCAAAATAATGATGCACCTGTAACAAAAACATCATCATCAGCAACAAATAATGGTAATTTTTTTATTTTAGCTTTAAATAATGGTTCTCCAAGTCAATATTGTCCTGATAATTTAGCTTTTGCTTCAATAGGAGATGGCTTAACTGATACCGAAGCAGCTAACTTTTACACAGCGGTACAAGCATTCCAAACATCATTAAATAGAAACGTATGAAACTAACACAATTAACAACAGAACAAAAGTTGACCTATGTAGGTTTACTAACAGAATTACAAAAAGACGAATTAGTCGGTCAATGGTATGCACCTGACAGCTACTTTAATCCTATTCAAGATGCTCAAGATAACTGGGTAATCTCAGTAGAAGAAATGGAGCAATGCGTAAACCCTGATTATCTTTGGGTAAAAGACTTAGATTTAATACCATACGAACCAAAACCAACCCCACCACCTTTCGAAAATTAATTATGAAAATGATACCTATTACACAATTTATTGAAGTTATAAAAAAACAAGGCGCGGTAGGAGTACTTGCGTTATGGTTAGCTTATACGCATTTTGAAGTACAAGACGTTAAAGCACGTTTGTACAACTGTTTAGATAAAAACGAATACTACAACAGAAAACCTATTGAAGAAAAACAACCACCTTTACCAAGTGTAAAAAATGATACGGTTGCGGTACTTGAAAATAAAAACCGTAAATTAGCGAAAAAATAATTTATGACAAACGTAAAGAATTACACGGATAAACAACTTTTAGACAAGGCAAAGAGTTTACCTACGTTTAAATATATTCCAGCT